AGAAATCTTTTGCTATTCAGGCAGGCAGAGAAGTTCGTGTTATGGTAGTTCCTGAACAAGTTAGTGATGCAGATATGGTATTGATGGCTCGTGATATTGCAAAGCAGATTGAGGCTGAATTGGAATATCCAGGACAGATTAAAGTCAATGTCATAAGAGAATCGCGTGCTGTAGAGTATGCGAAATAAAAAACGAACCAAAGAAGAAGGCTTATATAAAAGGATTTTTATTAGAAAATCAACACTTTTTGAGCCTTCTTCTTTTTATTTTGTTTTATAATTTCTTATAATCTATTATTGAAAAGGTGTAATTTTACACCAGATTATTTAAAATTCAAGGTGTAAAATTTAAGAAAGGTGCAAAGGAAAGGATGTCTATAAATCGTAAAAAATAGGGATATATACATTTCAATTAAGATTTGTATATATCCCTATTTTGTGTTATAAAGAGGAAAATAATTTAGAACAAATGTTTGAAAACTCGTTCCCTAAATAGTAATTTAAGTAACAAAATTAATTGTGTGTCTGATACATTTATGGATACAACTGGTGGCACAATTACAGTTAATAAGCCTTCTAATTTCAAATCCTCAGAATGGACTATATTAATTTTTACAATAGAAGATTACAGAGGTAAAGAAAGCTTATCGGTTTCTGGTGCTTCTTTAATAAAAACAGTTGTTGGCGATAGATATGGCGTTTATTTTGACAGTAAATATAGGCTATACAAATCTACAGGACAAACTATCACAATGAATTTTTCGTATAGTACTAAAAATGCTTGTTTTGCTTATCTTTTAATTGATGGTAAGTATTCAAATTGTGAAACAGTATCAGATACTGTATCTTATAGCAATAATGATAAAGATTTATTTGTTTCATGCAATTTAAGTGATAATAGGGGATTTACTGCAATTACTAATGCACAAGGTTGTGTTATTCATTACGAATCTGAACGTAAAGGTATAAACATGTTAGGCTATTATGAAAATATGTTTATCGCATTCAGCTTGATTAACAATGGAACAGCAACAATAAATAGAACAACTACGAATCAATATGGCAAGGTTTTAAAATTAATAAAATAATTATTGTTTGTTTGCAAACACAAGTAATATATGTTAATACAGAAGAAGATTCCAATAATCAATATTTGTATCCGTTGACGACTTCCGACCCAAAGCCTATCAGTTATAAGCTTAACTACGGTACAAATAAAAGCGGCTTGATAGAAGAAATAACAGAAGACGGTTTTAAGTTTGGAATTTCGTCTTCAAAAAGTATCTTTGTTGTAGCAAGAGGTTAATTCAATTTCATATCTAAAACAAACATTAAAATTATTAGTTTAAGGTTCATAATACATTGTTATTCTATTGTTCATATATCCACCATAAGAGCCTGCATAACATGAACCAGTAATTATATCTCCTTTAGATACATTAATAGTTTTGCTATTATTAGCAGATGTTCCTGATACAGATAGTACAAGACTACCATTTATTTTTATTGCTGCATTTCCACTTGTGACATTGCCATTGCCACTTATTACAATTTTTAAAGAACCACTTTGATTGATTACAATATTTTTATCTGATAGTGTAATAATATCATTTGGATCTGTTGCAATAGTACTAAACATATCAGTGGTAGAAAGACCACTAGCATTCAAGTTTGCAACATATAGTAAACGGTTACTACCTAAATTACTATTTCCACGTCAAAATATCGAACAAATATTCTGTTCGCATAAATTACAATGACATTTCCTTTCGGGGAATACAATATGAATTTTTCTATAAAACAAATATTCAGGCTTATCACCATTCCATAACAGATAATAATTGATACAGTCTGCCAAAATAATTCCTATCATAGCAAAGAAAATCCATATCAATGAAAAGAGTGGACAAATTACACCTTTGTAATTCATCCACTCATTACTATAATCCCACATAGGAGGAAGATTAAACCATTGTAATCCTAATCCAATTATTAACTCCATTAGTGTTACAAAAACACCACCAATAAATCCTTGAAAGAATAAGTCTAAATTCCAAGGAATCCATTCATTAATCTTATCAAAGAATAAGAAGCATATTGCGCCAGTAATGCCCATGAGGATAGTAGAATACCCTCTGAACATTACTTCAATGGCAATATATGTGGTAAATCCAACATAGAATAATATACAATACTTTACTTTATTATTCATTTACATCTCCAATAACTGCTTTAGCAACTTCCTGTTCATGTGCCATAATTTTGTTATATGTCTCAAGATATTCGCATGTTAATTCTATACCATAAACTACAGCACTAACTTCATCCTTATCTGTAAGAGATTTTACATATAACTTTAGCTGATTTGCATATGTAATATTGTGTGCTTTATTCATTTTCTGTTTCATATACAATTCATTAATCTGTGCAATAGTATATAACTTACAAGATCCATTATCACAGTGATATGACTGTTCCATACCTGTAGCTCTTGCCATCTGTGCAATATCATCAATATTAGCTTGGTCTTCAATAGTATAAGAGAAGTGTTCTACTTTATCATCAATTTCTACATCAACGCCTGCTACAATAGCAGACTGACAAGCTGAATTAATTTCATATATTTTACTCTGAATCACTTCTTCTAAAGTAGGCACATAAGGCTCTGGCTCTGGTACGGGTTCTGGCTTTGTAGAACTATCATCTGACAATACATATACTAGATCTGACTCATCTTCAAGCGTTTCATAAATTGTATTATAATCATGGTAAATTCCCATTACTGTAAAGTTGTATTCATTTAATACTTCAAAACCACCTAATACAACTTCCTCATTGATTACCTGAGAGAGTTCTATCTTAACAACATGCTCACTCATCTGTATGAGTTTACAATTCTGAATTGACGCATCTTTAATAAATTTTACAACTGACATATATTCAGTTCTCCTTTCTTTATCTTGCTGACTGCATATAACCCATTTTCAATTGAGTATTATCTATCTGGCAGTACAACATTGTTGTTTCTATTTTTTCATGTCCCATAAGTTTAGCAAGAGTGGTTATGGGCATACCATTTTTAAGTGCTTTAGTCGCAAATGTTCTGCGAAATTTATGTGGGTACGCTTCAATATGATTAACATGCCCTAATTTCCGTACAACACATTGAATAGCTTTCTTTTCTAACCTTTTAGTTTTATCCTTTGAAGATACAAGAAGATAATTGGTATTACTTTTCCTTGAATTAATATATTTTTCTAAGTACATAGCTGTTATATCATCAAAAAATACCATTCTCTGTTTATTCCCTTTACCTGTTATAAGTATAGACTTATCGTACCAATTTATATCAGATATATGTACTCCAACCATTTCTCCAACACGCATACCTGTAGAAATGAATAATTCTATCATAGCTTTATTTCTCAAGCTCATTTGCGAGTTTCTCAAAACATCTAATTCTCTGTCTGTGAATGGGATTCTAGCAGTTTTAGGACATTTAAGATTCAAATTTCTGAGAGGCGATCTTGCGATAATACCTTCATCATTAAGCCAATTATAGAACGATGACAAGAACCTCTTAGCATTAGAAGCAGTTGTCATATTTACTTTATTCTTTGTCTGCAAAATTGCTAGATACATTCTAACGTCATCTTTGGTTATTTCTTGAACTAGTTTATTGCAATATAAGAAAAATCTTTTATTCTCACGAGTATACTGCTCCAATGTTGTTTCAGATAATCCTTCCATTCTTTTTGTCATGATAAATTTTTGCAAATAGTATAAGTTGTCATTTTTACAAGCCATTTCAGTTGTCTTTTCTGTTAGTTCATATTTACCAAGAATAACCCATAATGAATCTTTTATAGTATTTCCATTAGTTACCATATTCTCAATTTCATTAATTACATCTTCTAATTTTGTCATATAAATACCTCCCAATAATCCAAATATATGTTCACTTGATACATATATTTATTCTCTATTCTTATTGGAATTTTTTTACAAAAATAAAAAATGAATAGCAAAATAAAAAGAGCTTAATGCTCTTTTTATTTTACCTTTATTTAGAAATTGATTCATATATTTCCTCGAGTACATATTTTAATAATGCGTCTGAATTATTTTTGAATGCATTCAAATCAGATTGTCTCATATATTGTTTTACATTTTCTTCATTTGTAATATAATAAGAAAAGCATATACTTCCAGTTGATTTGTTGTAACTTATTGCTAAATCCGTTCTTTTTACTATTTCTAAAATTAATTCCATATTTGTCTTATTTATCATATACACACACCTACCTTTTATTTCATTATAACATATAAAATAGTGGATATGGTATAGACAACTTATTTTTACTAAATAGTAATTTAAGTAAACAAATTTCGTTTAAAAAACTACATTCATCTGCACAAGATAGTGGTATAACCAACGTGTCGGTATCTGGATATAGTCAATATCTATTAGTAATGTGCTATGGTTCCAATAATGATAATCCACTAGATTGGGGATGTTCTACCAGTAGAGGTACTACAGTACAATTAGGTCAACAAAGAAGTAGCAGAACAAGCGTCGCAGGTGCTTGTTCTGCATATATAATTAATGTTGGTGATAAGAATAGTGTAAATATATCTTGCAGATATCATAACAATGGTGCAACTATGATATTTGGAATTGAATAAGCAACATGATATGTTAAAAAACATTATGAAAATGAAATATTACTAAAGTATTTTATATAATCATATCCTTCAGGAGTTCCTCTCATATATAGTCTTATATAAGAATACTTAGATATATCATATTCTTTTTTACTAGATCCACCATCACCGATTGATTCCAATGTAACTGAATTAGTAAGACTACATTGCCTAATGCCATATGGTATATTAACACCACTTCCTCCCAAAACAGCAAAACCGCCACTACCTATTCCACCAGTTCCGTCAAAATGTAGTGTTGAAAAATTGGAAACATCAAAAATGATGTTTGCAGTTTTATAATTACCGCTTCCTCCTGTTTCAAAATGTACTATTTTTAAGCTTTTACCACTTAAATTACTATTTAATTCATCAATCTGCGTCTGCAATCCCTTAACTGTAGTCATATCTGCTGCATATCCAGTCTCAGTTACACTTGTACTTGTGGTAATACCTTTAATCGCTCCTACTTTAGTCTGCGCTGTACTTCCATCATCAAATTCACAATCACTTGCTTTATGCCAAAACGAGATTCTTTGCCATACTTTATTTGCAGCATCGGTGCATCTTCTGAAATATCTATTGGTTACGATAGTTTCATTTACTGCCATTTTTATTCCTCCTTTATAATAAAAAGAGCCACCTCATTACGAAGTGGCTATATCCAAACTGTTTTTGTTGTTATATCGTTAGGTTCAGAGTCCGAAAAAACGATTGGATTTTGCTTTTTTATGCTTTCTCCTTTAGTTCTTAGGTAACTCTGGGTTGTTTCGATTCTGTTCTCTATAAGATTAAAATATTTAACAAAATAACCAAACAAAATCGTGGTTTCATTGGTTAATAACTTCTCTGCTTCATCATACTTTCCTTGTGCAATTAACGACTCATATTTATCCATAAGTGGTTTGTGTTCAAGGTCAATGTCACAGAAAAATGTCATATCATCTACCTTGGTAGGATAGACACTTGTTACACTAATTGTATCTGCCACTAATATCACACTCCAATCCATATATCTCCAACATCAGGAGAGGACGGTTCAGAATCAAAGTACATATACTGTTGTGACGAAGATATTTTCAAAGCATATGTCTGTGTATTAAAAATTTCTTCTTCTAGCTGTCGAAAAGTCTCTGCATCGGGCATACACTGTGCAAGTGTATCTTTATTTGCTTTGATTAAATCGGCAGCTTCATCATATTTACCTTGACTTCTTAATGTATTGATCTGGAATATTAATGGAGCAGTAGAAGCATCTATATTTTTAAAATTATGCTTAGTAATTACCTGTGATGGAAAATTACTATACTCATTACTATAAGTTGCCATATTAATTCCCTTTCGTTATTTTGCATTTCCTATCCAAAACATTCCTGCTCTTAGCGTTGATGGCTGGCATCAGAATAAGAAATTCCACCATTACAAGTTGAAACATTTGTGACACTAGGTGTAGCCCATGTTCCATCTTCTCTAAGATATTTTGTAGTACCAGCAGTAGTAGAAGGGGCAGGTACAAGACCAGCTTTTGCACCTGTTCCAGACTTTACGAAATTAGAATAAGTTGTATTATTGTCAGCTCCCCACGTAGCAGTACCGTCAGCAGACCATCTAAGAATCTGTCCTGAAGAACCACCACTAGGAATGTGCTTATTACCAGATGTTGTTGGATGAGTATATTTGTTTGCGTTTTCCGCAATGCCATCTATTTTTGTCTTATCATCCTTACTCATTAATCCATTTGTAGACTGTGTAGCAACAGCAGTAGTCGTGGCGTTTGTACCCGACTCACCTTTATCGCCCTTCGCCCCTTTAAGATTATTGAAGGTAAATGTTGTCGTATTACCACTTGTAGAAGCCGTAACTGTTGGAGTTCCAACAACGCCTACATCTTCTCCTGCTTCAACTTTAATTATAGGGGTAGTTCCATTAGAACCCTTACTACCATTTTTTACCGTAATTGTAGAGCCGTCCGAGAATGTATATACATTAGAACCGCCATCAATAGTAGAAGTAGAAGTCTGCTCCCCACCTGTTAATACCGTACCAAGATCAATAACCCTTGTGCTATCAGGTATCAATTCTATACCATTTTGCTTTATTTTCACAATCGTATTTTTCTCTGCATCATTTGGTGCATGAGCCGATTCTGCATGGGTATAAGCTGCATCATAATTTGCTTTTAAAGCATTGGTAAGGTCATTTTCGGATAATGCCTTACCAGATACTTTGTCCACTTTATTACTAACCAGATTAGCAAAATATTCCTTAAATTTATCCGTGTAATAGGATAAGCTCACAAAATCTAATAAGTCTGCCATAATTCACCTCTTTCTTATTCAAATAAAGAATCTATCTGCTCATTGGTTATAATAGTATAATTTATCTTTTCTTTCTCTTCAGAAGTAACATGTATTGTACTATTAGAGGAATGAGCATTCAGATTCCCTATGTTTGCATCTATAACATCGAGGTTTTCATCGTATATCGAAATTTTATATTTATCAGAAATCAATGGCTTATTCAATTTTAAATTTGTCGTCTGTTCCATTAGAAGTCCTCCTTTACGATTTTTGTTAATTGCTCATGCGTGTAAACTGATAATTGTTCATGAGTGTACTGTGATAATACTTCGTGTGTCCCTATCTTGGTAGGATCGATATTCTGATATAGCGGATAGAATCTATACATCTGAATAGTAGTTGTATTTCCACTAAAGTCATGGCTTACGCTATTTACTATATATTGCCTTACATCATCAGAATCGCTAGGTTTATATGTAATTTTTTTATTTACATCCATAAAAGGTAGAAGAGAGGTAGTAATAGTAATATTGTCTGTCAATCTACAATTCTTCCAATTTTCATATTCAGCCCTAACCAATGCCAATGAATCAGATGTGATATTATCGTATTCATTACCTGTTTTTACATCGAGGATTACGCCTAATTTCTGTACAGTAAAAGGAGAATTTGGAACAATATTAAACTCAACACTATTACAGTTGTATAAATATTTAAAATATGATTTTGAATATTTTATATATTCCTTACCATCTGTGCCTGTAATAGTGTCAGCAGACTTTGTTCCATCTGTGAGAACATTAATTGCGTGAACTTGCCATTGTCCAAGAAGATACATTTTTAATATATCTTGTTTGTTTTCTCTACGATTCTTAACTCTGAACGAATATACATTACCTGCTTTAAGCAATCCTTCATTAATTGGCAAATCAGAATCTTCATCGCATACAACGACATTGCCTAATCCGTTTATATTAATCTGACATGAAGCTTGATTATCTTGTGGAATTTTAAGTGAGATTACTTCGCCGTTCCCATAAGAATCTCCATAGCCTTGAATTGTACATGAGTATACATTATTAGAATAAGTAACTTCCTCGTTGTAATAATCTGTTTCAAAAGTCTGTCCCCATACTTCACATACATTTCGGACTGTACTCATATCTACAGATGTGTTTTCGCTTATAAGAACTCTTTGAATAAAATCATTATCCAAGTAGATGTTGTCTTCATAACACATTGGCTTCAACTGGTAGATAAAGTTATTGTTCTCGTCAAAGAACATTTCATAATTGGGATACAAATCTCTAAAGGTAGACAATATAGAAAAGACACTGCATCCTGCCGAAAACTCTTGGTCATAAGGTACAGTGTTCCATAGTGGATTGTTTATTCTATATTGTTCATAATTCTCGTTATAATCTGGCAAACCTTTATATTCACCAATATCATCAACACGATAGTCTTTTATTCCTCCTAATTGAGTAAGAATTTGGATAACAACATCACGAATAATATTATATTTAATTACTTCACCTGTATCTGGATTTTCTTCATAAGCAGGAACTTTCGTTACCAATGCACCAACTTGTCCATTCTTAGTTCCATCCAATTTTGCCACAAAATCACTACATGATATACTTAATTGATTCGTAGTAGCGTCATATGTACCTGATGTATTCGTATACATGTAATATCCCATTGGATAATATTTATATTCTTTTGTACGAGTGTTATACAATCCAACGAATACACGGATATCTTTGTTTAACCACAGCAAACTATCTTTGGATAATCTAATTGGATCACGCAAAGTAGGCTGCACCGTAAGACTACACGTCCTTCTAACATCTGATTCACCATTAATAGAAACTGTCCCACTCACAATTCCCTCTAACGTGTCTATAATCTGTTTATTATTATCTAACACCTCAACCTTTATCTTATTTGTGATATAAGAAGATTGTTGGAGAACAAGTGTTAAATCTTCCTGTTCAAGTATCATTAGTAATTATTCCACCATTCAGGTGACACATCAGAAAGACCAAGATAATATAAATCTTCTTCAGAGTCCATATCTCCAATTTCAACCCATGTAAAATTTATATATCTGTTATTGTAATTTTCTTCTGCGGCATCGGTAGGATTTGGTGTTACTTGAATTAACCATTTGCGACCGTCTGGCAATTTAAGAATTTTCGGGATGCTATCGCACAGGAAATCCATTGCTTCTTTTTGGTACTTTATTCGTCTATAATCACCATCTGATTCATAGTCATAATTACATTCATTGTCTGGATCTTTAGGTACAAACGCACCCTTACAAGTTCCCGTATCATAATTTGCAATCGTATTTCGTACAAATACAGGATACTTATTATTAAGTAACTCAACATTGGAAGATGGAATATTTCTTGTTGTATCACAAAATCCATCTATGATAGATGTGCTCCATACTGTTTCTCCTTCAATCAGAAACAAATCATCAAATGAGAGAGTAGCTTCCGTAATAGAATAGATTCCTTCCACACCGTAAAAAGACGGAACAAGCGCATATTCACGTTCTTCCTTACTTCCAGTAAAATAGTCATTATAATTAACATTAAAATCCTTTTTGTTGTTTACTTCATGTGCGAGTAATGTCTCCCATTTATACATTCCTTTTTTACGTGACTTTAGTAAAATATGAGAAACATCTTCAACATTCCAGTCCATATTCCCCGCATTTGTAGTATCGTTAAACTTCGCCCATAAAATTGTATCAAAGTTCCAAAGCCATTTAGAATGATCTGGTGTAATTTCGGATTCCACATCTTTAGTAATATATAAATCATCATATATACCATTTTTTAGTTCTACATAATCAATAGCATGTAGTCCTGTCGGTGTCAAAGCACATGCTAAGTCGCCGCCCAAAAAATCATATCCTAAACAAAACATATGCTTATTCACCTCCAATCCATAAATCTCCATATTGAGCAAACTCAGGTTCAAGACTTTGTATAAATTCTTTCATATTTGCTTTATCGACTTTAATGGTAGGATATTCAGATGTATCTACCCATGCATCACTATCTTGCGTTAATGCCTGTGAAGGTCGTTCTGTTCCCCACCACCAATTATTAACGTCAGAATATTCTTCTGTGTCCCATACATATATTTGGTACACATCGTTAATTTTACGAACCGCTAAAGTAACCATATTATCATTCCCAAATTCCAATGGTTCAGAATATAATATATAATTTCCTACGCCATTTGGAACTGTCAACTTAAATCTAAGCTTATTATCGGGATAAATTCTACTTGAGATTGAAAATCCCATTTCATCTGCATTTTTAGCTTTAAAAATTTCTGCTGTCTGCCATAAATTTTTTCCACGAATAATAAGAGTGAAATCATCTGGTATGATAAAACCTTCATCATAATAGAGAATTTTGTCTATTAGATTAATCATCCCGTTTTCATATGTGAAATCTTCTGTACCATTATATTGAATGATAACAATATTGGTAGATACTTTGATACATCCTTGCTTTGGCATTGGTTCAGCATAAATGCGAGAATATTCGCTCTGATTCTCATATCTGACATAAATCTCGACCAATCCCGTATCAAGTTCCATACCATTAACAGTAATGGCTTTACATTGAATATAAAAGATACTGTCATTATTTAAGCCTCTATATGTATATGAGAGGTTTGTTTGGTTAGTAAAAGAATCTGTTGTAAGGATTAGTTTCTTCGTAGAGTCATACAAATAAAATGTATATGTCGTTAAATCTTCCCAATCAGCAGAGTAGTAGTGTACATATGCAGTTAATGAAGAACTTTTAACTATATCTTTATCATGAATATCTTCAAATACAAAAGTTGGTGTTGATAAAGCATAAAAAAGAACCTTATCTGAAGCGGAAGAAGTATTATCATTAATATCTGTTACATATATCTGTACATTATATTTTTTCCCATTCTGCAATGTATTTGCAGGAATCTTATGCCTCAATGCATAAGAAGTAACTGTATTATCGTAGACAGAAGCGTTAGTGGTATTGTCATAAACCACAATTCTATTTGCTTTACATCGTATTCCTGTCCACACAAATTCGATATAAGCTTCCTTTGCAGCATCAAAAGGACTAATTTGTTTAATTATTGGCTTCGACATAATATCACCGCCTTAACTATTTTTTAGTGTGTTAATTTGGTCTTGTAATGACTTAATAATTGTAGCATCACAAGCATACCCTGTAATAGTAGTATTTAAATCTGTCGTAATACCTTTAAATGCACCCACTTTGGTTTGAGCGTTTTTATTGTCGTCAAAAAACAAATCGCACGCTTTTAACCAATAGGAGATGCGTTGCCATTTCTTATTTACAACATCTATGCATTGTCTGAAATATCTTCCAGTAACAATTGATTCTGTCATACGACACCTCACTTTCAATATTCAAAAATAGGACTCAGAAAACCATCCGAGTCCCATAAACATCAATCAATATTCAATTTTTCCCTCTCAATTTCACCCCACACCGCACACGAACATTTCACCAATCTTCCCACATGGCACAGTAACCCAAACACTTTGTCCAATTTTAAGGCTCACCCCAGGTATACAACATTTAACGTCCCGTGTTACTCCACTGGTATCACGGATAGTATAACCCTTGTCTGTTATGCCTGTTATTACAGACTTAAATGTTTGGTCGTAATTCAATTTTTGCTTATCTAAAGCTATCTGTACAGCTTTTAAAATTTCGTCCGATAAATTATAATTCATAAGTTACCTCTTTTTTTACAATATAAAAGAGCAGGTGGATTATTAGTCTACTTGCTCTTAAAAACTTGGTCACACTCAAAAATGCTTATTTTAAAGGCTTTTTAAGATATTATAACTCAAAAGGCTATATAAAAACATATAGTCTGGTCACACTCATTAAATAACTTCATCATCTGGTACTTTATATGATTTTCGATATGCTACTTCAAAAGAATCCCAATCATCATAGGCTCTCATAAGTGCCATATCAGAAGCTATTAATTCCTTTAATTTTATGTATCCTTCTTCTTTAGTTAATCTTTGATGTAATTTATGTTTTCTATAATTTTTCCCTGTAACACTCTTTATAATAGGATTTAACTCTTTCAATTTTTCAACTACAGGTTTTGGCAATCTATTATATACAAGAAAATTTGTTATTTTACCAACATATGAGTTTCTATAGTTCCCATTATAGTCCCAATTTCTAAGTCGATAAATTTCTTTATAAAAGTCATCATCAAAAACTTTTGTCCAAGGTAATAATTCAGCACTAATATAAACGGAAAGTAATTGTTGCAATTCATCGGCTTTTCTATCTTTTTCATATCCTGTCGCTTCATCAATTAATGCAGTAATTCCGACTTTTGATAATGCTCTTACTAATATACCACTTGCTTCGGCTAACGGTTTTTGAGAATCGGTTAAAACACCTGCGTCTTTTGCTTGAAGATAAACTTCACAAATTAATGGTAAAATTTCTGCATTATATCCTGTATAAATCATGTTACCATTTTTTGAACAAAATTCTACAGACATATCCAATCCATCAGGGAAAACATTATTTATGTATGGCTCTAAATTTTTAGCGTCAAGAAAACTTGGCATAGTAGACAATCTTCCATCATTAGATTTCCCTTTTCTTGATCTTCCGAAAGCGGAAAATATTGCAGAAGAAGTCAATACCCTTGTTTTATCATCTAATACTGCGCAACTTAATTCGTGACCTGCTATATTTACAGTGCCAGTATATAGACGTTTTGGCAAATTTTCATTCATATATAACCCTCCAAACAAAATAATTTAATTAGAATAATTATATACCAATAATTGACAAAACGCCATATATCCAGACAATTTCTGCACCCATATTTCAGGGTACAAATCCTTATCTCCACTGTCTCTGTATTGCCCTCTGACTAATCTGACTCAAATCACGCATAATATCTTGCGCAGTAGAAGAGTCATTTATGTTCGGGAGTGATACATTTATCGTTTGTGTGACTGTCTGCTGTCTATTGACAACACTGTTATTTATATTCTGAACATGTCTCACAAAGTCTTCATGTCTCTGATTCAAAGCATTCGTATTTAGATTCAAGGCATCGACATTATTTGAGTAACAAGCTTTAAATTGTTGCATCATATCATAGGTCTGATCACCAGGTCTAAAAGGTCGAATGCCAGCAGTCATAGTAACCCTGCCTGCATTACCTTCTGCATAAGCAACACCGTGTCCCATAGCACAGCCTTTATCTAATAAGTCTTTTGTCTGCTGATGGTTGAAAATGATATCGCCCTTCTTTACATTGAACATTTCTGCTCCGTTGTTGCCAACTGTAAAGAAACGGTTTCCACGTACAACCAATTCATTACCAAGTTCGCCAAGAAGTGCAGTTTCATCTTTCGATGCACCAAGAGTACCACTTGCGAAAGCAGCACCACTACGGATTACAGCACCAGTAAAATTACCGTTCGCATTAGCCGAACCAGAAGCACCACTTGATTTGAACTCTACATTAATAGAAAATGTCTTACCATTAAGGTTCTCCAATGTCAATTCAATGTCATTCAGTTTATCAGAAACTTCCTGTAATGGATCAAGCATATTTGTCCATGCCTGTGTCTGTGCAGGGATACCTGTGTCCTCATTGAGTGCAGTACCAGATAATTCCGTCATAGCATCTACAAGATTGTCACTACCTGAACCCCGTGTCTGACCGCCTTGACCTTGCCCACCATTAGTAGACTGTTCCTTATTGTCAGAGCTTCCTCCACCATTAATCTTAGAATTTACATCTGTGATAGCTTGCTCAAAGTCTGTCATGACAGTAATAGTAGGAGAGATTGCTAAACCAGATAACTCTTGGAACTTCTTTGTAAGATTTCCGATAGTACCTGTGCTTTCCATATCTATTTCAGCCATATTATCAAGATAAGACTGTTTCCAACTTGTGATAAGAGACATGTCCTCATTTAACAATCTCTGTAAACCATCTACACCAAACTTGTCGATGAATGTCTGCATATTAGTAGCAAGCTCTTCCATATCTATAGCTTTCTGCCATTCTTCCTTATATGCGTTCAGTCCATCTATCTGAGTATCGTAATATGCTTCAGTCTGGTCGATGAGGTCATTGAGATGGTCAATCTGGTCATCAATTGCATCAATTTGTTGCTGAATATTTAATTTTAACAATTCATATTCTGCGTCACTGACATCTTTCTTTGCATCTTTAATGGTTTGGTCGTCTGCCTTATATATAAACCCTTTATCCGAAGTGTAAGTATAATTTTCCCTCTGTTGTTCTGCACGTCTAAGTGCATAGAGTGCCTTTTTGTACTGTAACTGTTTATCGGCGGCATCCTTCTGACGCTCCATTAATTCCAGTTCATATTCAAGAGGTTTCTTCTGTGCATTTAAAGCATCAATCTGATCTTGATATATTTTAGTTGCTTTATCTTTTTGGTCTTCAAGCTTATCTACCTGGTCATCCAACAGAGCAATGGCAGCATTGCCCACAGATTCTAACCAAGATTTTTCTTCATTAAGAATCTCAAGTTTCTGCTGTTTGGCTTTTTCGGCTAATTCAACTTGTCCATCATAGTATTTCTCCCACAGACGATACATTTCATCTATATACTGTTTTTCTGTAATAGACTGATTATCTAGCATGTCCTTTAAATCAGACAGTTCATTGTCATGACATTCAACATGCTTATCTAATGCATTTTCGTGTAATTCATTTATTTTATCAAGACATTCTTGTGCAGAATCATAGTATGATTGGTAATTAGAAATTGCTTTCTGAAGATCTTTATCTGTGATTGTTTCGATATCAATAGAGCCGTTTTGAACTAGCTCTTTGTAATTATCAGATAAAGTAACCGCATTAGCCTTCGCCATATAGCCTTCATACGCTTTCTGTTGCAGTTTGATTTCTTGATTAATTAGGTCAATCTGTTTTATTAATGCATTATTTTTTTCAGTTGTGGAAGAGTACGCTGAATCTATAATTTTGTCAAGAGAAGAAATCTGGCTTTCAAGTGCTTTTATCTTTCGCTCAATCCAGTCGAAATCTTTTTCAGAATCGGATTTTGATTTTGGCTCTTTTGCTTTTGGTTTATAGTCAACTTCTGCTTCAATGTTAGCAGTAGAAACTTCAGCCATTTTACTTTTCAGCGTGTCAACCAATCTTTCAGCCGCTGTAATTTGTGAATCTGTAGCAGTGCCATCTTGTACAGCTAATGTTACTGTATTGATTGCTCTAACCATTTTTAACAGATATCCAAGTTTTTCGCCTGTAACACCTGCTTTTATTATTAATGTCTGTAAATTCTTTAAAGATGCAGAAGCATCAATTGGATTGTTAGTGATATCAATTTGGTTTAAGCATAATTGAGCAACTTCGGCAGAAGTTAATCCTAGCTGATTAGCATAGTCTATAAGGGAAGATAATTCATCCTTAGTGGCGTTTGCAAAATCAACAGTAGCAGCTTTTGCTTCTAAAGTTCTTTCTGCAAGCCGAGAATCAACGAGTTCATCTGCGTTGACAATATTCATGTCTTTGAGCATGTTGACAACGCTATCCCTTGTTTCTTCTGTCACATTTTTTAAAGCATCAGAGTCATTTATATATGCGGTAGCAAGTTTATTAAATGCTTCTTGGCAACCTTTTATATCGTTAGGAGAATTGCTTACAGTTTTTATAAAATCAGTATATGCATTTTTATATTCTCTTGTTACATTTTCCATATTACCAAAAGTTTCGGTAAATTTATCATTATTGAGAATATTTGACCAATCAAAATCCTCTTCATCAAGAACATCTTGATAAATTTTTTCAAGTTGATCTAAACCCTCAGATAATAACTGGACTTTTGCAAGAGTCTCCGTAAAAGTCGGTATTTCTTCTGATGCTGCATTTTTCGTTTCTTCGATTTTCTGTTTTAATTCGTCCCAAGATAGAAGAGTACCTTCTGGAATTTCAAGTTTACTTGCAACTTGTAAATCATCTAAAGACAATTCTCCGACTTTATCATCGAATTCGTCTTTTAGAAAACCTTGTACTTTAGTTTTTAATGGTTCTACATCATCATAATCATCAAAACCAAGTCTAATTTTTAATTCAACAGGATCTTCATTCAGAACTTTTGCGATAGTATTTATATATCCATCTAACTTACTTTTTGCTTCATCTACAGACATAGAAGAAAAATCTTCCGTAAACAAATCAACTAAAGATTTATTTAAATCTGGATTATCTCTAATCTTAGATACTATATTTGCAACATAAGCACCAACATCTTCTTTGGTTTTGAATCCATTTGCAATATCTTCTGTAATACTATTTACAATTAAAGAAGCTGCTGTTTGCGACTGCTCATCAAGTTTAGAATAATCTTCATTAGTCATTAAATATGCATTCGCAAGTGTATCAACATTTTTTAATTGGGAATCAATTTCTGCTTTATATGTCTGTATAGTTGCTTGTGCTGTACTTTTTACCTTTGCTAAATCATCACTTGTAAGTTCTCCCCATTTTGGAGCATGTGACAATTCTTCAAAGCCAGATGATTTTAAAGCGTCTTGAATTTTATCACTATTCCAAATGTTTTTATACTGTTCATATAATTCGTTATAAGTGTCTCTGAATTCATCTGGTGTTAATGCACCAGTTAATCTAGTAATAATATCTATTGCATCTTTTGCACCGCCTTCTCCGTTAATATAAGAAGAAGTCTTTGACAAAGATGATTCTTTACCATTTATTTGATTTTTATAATTAGAAATAATGTCATTACCATCAGAATCTTTACCAGATACAATTAGTAAATTATAAGCTTCTGTTTGAGCCTCTTTATAAGCATCTCTAAGTTTTTCAACATTTCCCTTTAAAGATAGAATAGCATTACCTTCATCTGTATATCCTGTGATAAGAGTAGGAAACATATCTGCAATTTGATTAACTATATCGTTATATTCAGAATATTCGTCAGAAGTTAATGACACATTTTCGCCTAAATTATTAACACCTTTTGATAATGTTTCATATCTATCAGCAAGTGATTCTATTGTTTTAGCATTAGAATTTGATTCTGAAATAGCAGAGTTGTAAGATTCTAATAAATTCTCTGTTCTTTCTTTTACTTCTTCTACGGAATCAGTCAATGCGTCATATGCTTTAACTAAACCAAAAATTGCTGTACCACCGAGAATCGCCCACCCAACAGGATTAGTAATTAACCATTTGCCTAATGCTTTAATATTTGCCCATATAGAAGCTGTCAATAAATCAAACGAGATTGCTTGTGCAGAATTTGCGGAAGTCAAACCAATCGAAGAAATAATAGCATCTGCATCAGCACCGATAATGCCTTTTGTTGCCAATACTTTTAATAATTCTTCTTTAGTACATGTAGCATTAGCAATTGCCTCACCAGTTGTAGCATCAATTAACCCTAATTTGGTTAATAAAGCTTCTTTTTCAGTAGCTGATAACTGCGTTTTTGCTAAAGCTTGAGAAATAGCAGATGCGGTAATACTATTTTCAGAAGATATAATACCTGCTGCTAATAATACTTGTTTCTGTTGTGCTGCATTTAGATTTTTGGTAGAAAGGGCTAGTAATGCTTGTTCTTTTGATAGTCCCGATACGGCAGATGACATTTCCTTTAAACTATTCGCATTTAATAATCCAGTAGCTCCATCAATTATTACTCGTGTATTCGAAATATTATTTATAACAGATTGCACATCTCTTAAATCATTTATCCATGTTTTGAATGTCATACTATTTTTTGATGCTGTTTGAATACATCATTATTGTAAACTATGGTGCAAAATGTTATAATTAAACGAAAAAGGAGTGAGGTTATTATGAACAAAAAAATTGCAAGTATTATATATGTTTTTATTATTGTTTTGTCTTTATGCGGATGTGGAAATTCATCAAATAATATTGTTGAAAAATCTAAGAAAATGATTGAAAATGATTTATTAAATAGTGTTTCAATATATTATTGTACATATAATGAAGATAGTAATTTCGCATATATAAAATTTCATTCAGATGAACTAGGAAATGATGAATCGTTAATTGACTTTAGCAATAATAAAATTTATTATGAAAGTGTATATTCCTCAATTGATAAAAATGATTATGATAAAATAATTGAATATGGTGATTATACAACCGCAATATATCAAATACAAAATAATAATAAACAATGGTCAGAATTACCAATAGAATAGGAGATTACATCTATGAAAAATACACAGAACATTGCATCACTAATAGCAAAACTTGAATATGAAGTCGGAAGAGAATGTTACAATCCAAATTCATATGACGGATATACAGGAATCGAAGGTCTTGGATATAGATACCCTGTAAAAGTATATCAAAACGAGAATATGAGAACATATCGTGGTTCAATTACATCTATTTCTCCATCGGAAGTTCATACTATGAAGTATGTATTCGGATCTAATCATTTATTCATTGGTAAGGGAATATATAATATTCTAAATGAACTTGAAAAGAGATATGGACTAGATTTTAATAAGATGGAAGAAGAACTTGAGAAAGAAGATAAGAACTAGCGTACTCCAATCCATCATACACACCTTTATCAAGAAGTCGTTCCTCAACAATTTTAAAAATGTTCCGATATTCCTGTTGAGTATACTTTTCATACAACAAATTCTAAATATTAACGAGGAAATAAAATGAAAAAATATTTCGCAACTCTTATTATTTTACTTCTTTTTTTTACTGGATGTTCTTCAGGAAAAGAACAAAATGCAATTATAAATAATCCATATGAAATTTCGATTAAGGATAAAACATTATCTTATTATGATACAGAATCTCAAATAAATGAAGATGAATTTGAAATATTCAACGATGGTTTAAAAGCAATTCAAAATACAACAAATAATATAATTGTAACTGACCAATATGAAAAAATTAGATGTATATCAATAACTGATAGTAAAATTATAACATACGGTCAAATCGCTGTTGGAGATTCAATTGAAAAAGTAACAGATACATTCAATAACGAATATAAAATGAACGACGATAATTATTGTGTATTATTTAATGAAAGCCAAGAAGAAGATCCAATGAACGAACAAAAAGACGACTCATGGATTTGGATAAACTATTTAACTGAAAATGATACTATTGTTCGTATCCAGATTTATGACGTAAAGTTTGGCGCAAATTTAAATTAAACCAATTTAACCACTTCCTTTCTAAAATTATATGTATATTTTCATATACACAAAGAACACCTGTAACATATGAATTATAAATGTTCTTTTTATATGTAAACACATGTTCCGACTATCCTCGTCATCCTATATATGGTAAAATATACCTATATACTAATACGGAGGAGGAATAATAATGTATACATTTAAAATCACAGATAAGAACGGTGAATGCAAGGAGTATAACCATATTGTAAAAGTTTGTTATACTGTTCCAGTTCCAGGTGCAAAAGAAACAGTTATTGAAGGAGAAGATATATTTACCTATCAATATAAAACTTGTTATGACTTACACTTGTATGCTGAAAAGGAAGCATTCACCGTATCAAATAGAGAAATCTCAGTTATCAATGTAATCAAAGAAGATTAATCATTATACCCGAATTCAACAGTAATTTCTGGATTGAGTTCGGGTATTTTATTTAGATTAAGAGTCTTTAAATACTCAATAACTGATTTTAATTCCTCTAATTTATTGATTTTAATTTTAATATTTAAATTTGTCATTATTTTTCACCTCATTTTATAATAGTAATCTTAGAAGAGAAGAGTAGAGCGCCTAAATGCCAGATCTGTCGCTCAACAAACATTCGCAGGATGAGTGGGGTAGAGCGTGGTGTGTCAATATGGGCTTTCGGTATCTTTAGTAAAAAGATTAATAAGACTTTCAAGTGTGGCAATTGTGGATATACTTGGTGATTTAGTACTATTTCACAAAACTTATGTTCAATCTACCAATTCTTTGTCTAAAATGGTAAAATTTGGTTATTAAATATTTTATACATTTATACAAAGGAGGTTGATGGATATGTTTTGTCCGTGGTGTAAAAGTAGTAACATTATTGAATTATAACCAACAGTCGTCAATAATCAAGTAAGAAAGAAATCTAACTTTTCTCCTTGGAAACCTATTGATGGTGAAAGAGAAATAATTCCTGCATTCAATTTTCAATGCGGAGATTGTGATACTAAATTTAACGTAGACCATCAATGATTAAAAATATTATATAGAGGATTATTTCTAACCCTCTATATATAACTATTCAACATACCCAAGAATAATTTTAGCAATACTCTCTGCATTATGAGAATCCAAATCGTGAATAATACTTTTTGCTAAATCAATATTGAGATACTGTAAAGTCATTATTTCTTCTTCTGTTGGATCATAATTATGTTCGAGGGCTGCGTTGAATTTATTACAAGTTTCTATAATATTTTTAAACATTTTTTGCACCTACTTTCTATAAGGAGTGATTTACTATGAGATTAAATGCCGATTATGTACGTGATATATTACTTTATATTGAAAGTAATTTAAACTATGATGACCTTTCTAATGCACACAAGGAAATTAGTCATGGTAAATTGTTGCGTGATGAGCATTTTGCAAATTACGATAAACAGGAACTTACATATGCTTTAGAATTATTGATTAAATCTGGGTTCGTTGATTTGGCTGACAAGCCTAATATACAAGATGGAAATATTTATATTGCAAGAATTATTGGTCTAACATGGACTGGTCATGAATTGTTGGATAACATAAGAGATAATACTGTTTGGGATGCTGTTAAAAAGAAAGCTGCTAAATATAGCGGATTGTCTATTTCTGCATTATTCAGTGGTGCAAAAGCACTTGGAAGTGCATTGATGACTGATCCGAATGCAATACAAAATTTCCTTGATGGAGTAAATAATATTGGGGATATGCTGTAATAAAAGAAAAAATAGTCTAAACATTATTTCAGAATTCAATAACAATTCTTGTTAAAGAAATCGGTTACATTGGTTACAATTTGGTCTGTTTCCACGGAGAGGACACATCTGGCAAACCGTTGGAACTGATACAGCATGTAAAACAGTTGAATTTTCTTTTAATGGTTGTGTCGAAACTTGAGCCAGAAGCTCCGAAGCGCACGATAGGTTTTGTAGGTTCGGTTGAGGAATGAGTTTGGATAAATCAATATTCATTATATCACCACCAATATAAGAGTAGATGAAAGTCTGCTCTTATATTAAATTACAATCAGAAGAATAGGAGAGAATACACATGTCAAAATTAACAGATAAAATATTTTTAATGAGAAACATGAACGATGAAGAAATAAGGAATTATATCAAAACACTTACTGATAATGAAAAAGACTTGATTATATATTCTGCGTTAAAAATGATAATAAGCGATGAGTTTGATAGTGCGTTTCAGAATTTGAATAAGATAGAAGAGTAGTCAACCGACTACTCTTCAAAAAAACTATTTAGATATTTCTCTTACAATATCACGCCAATAGTTAAACCTACCTCTGACATTTTCCTTATTTCCAGTACCATTTTGAACAAACTGTTTATATTCTTCATTTGTGTCATATCCATTTTTAAAATCAATAATTTTCTCTACTAACTCTAAAAATGACTTCTTATCCTTTGTTATTCTATATGTGCTATATAAAATCATAGGAATAGAAGTAATTGGAAGCTTTAACTCTTCAAATGAATCGTCTAATTTATCCATAGCTTCTTTTAAAGTGTCTATTTTATTCAACGCCTCATCTCCATGTCCAATAATAAAATTGTTCATATCATTATTTCTAAATGAAGTAAAGTCATTTTCTTGATTTGTACTTATCAGCATAAGAGTTTGAATTATAACATCTCTGTCTGTACCATTCTTTTGCTGGGAAGATGTCATTAATTTATCCATTAAAGGATGTTCTGCCAAATTTGTTATTTCAGCATTAAATAAATCTGATTCATTCACAACACGCATATGCTTGGAAGATAATGGTTTACCTGCATTCTGTCTACGAAAAATTTCACGAACATCTTTTTCTGTACAATCAGACAATTCATATATTTGAAGTTCTGCCTTTGTTAATTCTTCTTTTGTATCATCATCTAATTTATCGAACTTTAAACCTGATAGATTCTTTTCTTCACCATTGATAATAATTGACTCCATATCTTTTGATAAAGCAAAATTATTGTTAAGAAAATCTCTAATAGTAGATAATCTTTGAACACCGTCAATAATAGAAAGAGTATCAGTATCTTTAATGGCATAAGTCGGATTAATAGGATAATGTCTTAGTATTGAATCTATTAAATCTGACTTAGCCTTTCTATTCCATTGTCCCTCTGGTCGTTGTAATTTGTGCGTCAGAACAATTTTATTTCTTTTCATATCTTTCGCAAGAGATGATAATGGTCTTGTCCTACATGTAAAATCCATTTGTAATACCTCCTATTTTTGAAAATTATTCATATTTTGAAGATAGCACATATGGAATTTTTTGTAAAGATTTTTGAAAAAGTTTGATTATTTTTCGTTTTCCATAGTTCGACAAAACGAATGTTCTGGATTTACACTTGTAAAAACAGTGATATAATACAAGTAGTGGGAGACATCTTTAAGATGTACGAGAATGTTTAACATTTCTTGGGACTAGACATTTATCTATCTCATGGTTCGGTCGCCGTTTACGAGAGCTTTAGTTCATGCTTCGCTAAATGCACGTAGCTTTTCAAAAGGCTACTTAATGTATGAAGGGAGGTAATGAATATGTTGTATATTAACATCAACATAGATAGTTTGACAAGGTTTGTATTTGCAATTACAATTTTGTTGACTATCCTAAAATTTTAGATGATGTCTAGTGAGGGGATATTATATCACTTTACATATATGAGAGAGTAGAGGAGTTCTGCTTTCTATTTTATTATTCTCTGTTTTGCTTGATATGAAATGAAATCGAGAATTAATTTGATTTATACTTTATATTACTAATATTTTCATTTAAATCTAGCGTTAGCAATTTTTTAATAAAACTATCAGCATCAGCTTTGTTATATCCATGTAAAAGCATCATTTCTTTTACAGTTTCTTTCATAAGAATATCAAGAACTATGTAATTTTCTTCTATATTACCATTTCTTTTTAATTGCCATTTTCCATGTTTATATATTATTTTTATCACAATATTCTCCTTAATTTAACAATAGTTATGTTCCATCTTATCTACCTCTAGGAACTGAGAGGTCAAACTGTGTAAAAGCAGAAGATAAGTTTCCACTAAATAATATACCGTTACACATCGGTATAGCATCGAATGTATATTCTTTCGACAGCGTTTCAGCTAATCGACTGTAGCCATTTCATTACAGTGAGGGTTCATCATTCCACAAATGAGTAGAAGAGAGGCTTCCCTGCGGATCTCATTTAGATATATCATATGATATATGGCACAAGATTCCCCGTCATGGTATTATTTCCCATGAGTCTATTCAGACCATATCGACCTACATACAAATGAGTATGTATTTTATTTATTATTATGTATTTCATAATAAGTACAGAATCCTTGTATGCTTTGCCCATATAGGTTAAACTGTACAGTCGGCACATTCAAACAATAAAACAAATGATATTATTGGAATGAGACTTGCTAATATAATTCCATTCACCGACATTTTTAAAACTAAAACCTGCTCCAATAGCAGCTAATAAAGTAGGTATTGCATTACCACTTTTTACAATACCATCCAAAACTTCAATTAATTTTCCACCTGCATCAATTGCACCCTTAAGGAAATTCGAATTTAAGGTGTCATTCGCAAGCTGTTCCAACTTTGCCTGAGCTAAGTCGATTGAAGCCTGAATTGATTTGCTATATTCTTCATTCTCCTTACGAGCTGAACCTTCAGCATTTGTTGCTTCTTCGTAGCTCTTCTTAAGGATATCAATGTTACTAAGGGCGGCAGCTAGGGCATTACTTTGCTGCTTACCTGCCAAAGCCTCTAAAAGCGAAGCACGATCAATGTCGCTAAGATCTTGCCATTTTTCTCCGATACCAAGGACAATATCATATATATCTTTGTAAGTATCTTTGTCCTTCATAATATCAAAACCTGTAATTCCTTTTACAAGTGCTTGTAGTTTTGATGTAGAAGTTACAAGACCATCTGTGTCTTCGCCCATCTCTTTAAGCTCTGTTTCACTTCCTCGCAAACGAGCCGAAACGGTACGCCACATGTTACCTACTTTTTCTGGATCTTGCAAAACTGAGTTCGTTGCCGTAACGAGGGATACTGATTTTTCAAGTGAGGTCGAAGCAGCATTAAATGAAGCAGCACTTCTTTGCAATGCTTCGCCTATGCCCCCTGACGAGATCGACTCATTGTTTGAGACTTCGTTGAATACATCTACGATGTGTTCTGCTTGATCTGCTTCAAGCTGAAAACCTTTTAAAGTTGAGATAAGCGACTCGTTAGCTGTATCAATGTCAATTCCATCTCCAACATTTTTATAAAGCTGTGAGATTTCTGCTAATTGTTTAGCATCTGGAATACTATATCCATTTTTCGACCAATCCGCAGTAGCTGCAATGGTATCAGAAATTGTACCTCTGATTTCTTTTGCAATATCTGCATAACTGTCAAAGTCAGCATAAATCTGCTTTGATGACTGTTCAGATACTTTCGCAAGTTCTGTAATCTGTGTATTCAATTCGGTCACAGTAGACGCAGCTTGCTTGATCACATTAATAACATCATAAACACCAACCATTCCTGCCATCTGAGCAGCAATCTGATGGAATCCACTGTTCTTTAAAGTGTCAAACAATGTTCTGCCAGCACGACCAGCTTCGACTTCGGCATTATAAATCTTTAAGATTTCACCATGAATCTTGTCAAGACTCATACTAGGATTGCCGCTTTCAATTTCAGCATAGTAAGCTCTAATTTTAGCTTTCGCTTCGGAAGACATCTTACTATTCTCTGCTAGAAGCTTATGAATCTTATCTAATTCTTTCTGACCAGATACAAAGTTATATCCCTTTTCAGAAGCCGACATATTAGTAACAGTAGCGATAATATCTTTGATTTTCTTTTCATAGTTGTCTAATTTGTTGATATCTTCATTTGTTACCAAACTAGCATCTTTGCCTTTTAATTCATTAAGCAAATCTTCATACTCTTTAACGGCATTCTTAACGGCTTGTACATTTTCCAAATATGCATTATTTGTCCAACCACCATCATTAAATCTGGCGATAGTAGCATTATAACCAGAAGTTTTCTTGTTATAAGATTCAAGACGTTTATCGAAACCTGAAATTGTTGTCTGTTTAGCTTTTTCTTGAATTACATCAAGGTTATTCTCTATCTTTTCCAATTTTGCATTGGCATTATCAAGTTCTTTAGTGTTCTGAAGAATAGGAGTATTTTGTAATTGCTCAATTTTAACAAGCAATTCGTCCATTTTCTCTTCATCACCATCTAAAGCTTTATTGCTTGAGATTCTTGAAGCAACATCTTTGTATTCAGAAATAGCAGTTGTAAGTTCTTTATAGGCAGATTTTAAATCTTCGACTTTTGCCTTTCCAAAATCAGCATTACTATAAACGGTTTCTTTTGCATTTAGAATCTGTGAATTACTATTCTCACCAAGAGTTAATTTTGTTCCATTTTTAAGTTTAGCATCATATGATACTGCAAAACCGTCTGTTGTTTGACGAGTAGACTTGACAATAGAAACTATTTCTTGGGCGTTTTCTTTTAAAATACCGAATTTAGCGATTATATCATCAAAAGATTCTGTATTTGGTTTAAAAGTCATATCAGCAACTACATCATTTGTTTCTTTTGCTTCCTGCTTAACCTTCTGTTCAGATTGAGTAACTTCCTCTAGTTTATTCTCTACTCCTTCAACTTGAAATGCGTCTTTCATTCCATTTGAAATATTCGTTTTCTGTCCAATCTTACTCTGTGCATCAGCCAATTTCTCAGCTTCTTTAGCAGCATCTTGATATGCATTACTAATATTCTCCACTTGTTTGACAGCACCACTCGTATTGCCACCCATATTGCTCATGTTTTTATTAACATTGAGAATATTCTGACTAAGTTCAGATAGTGACTTATCAATGTTCTGGATAGAAGAGAGTAGTGTTTTAGCACCGGAATCATCTATTTTGCCAAAGGCTTTACTTATACTTTGTACTTCTGATACAATACTTGATAGTTCTTTCGATAAATTCTCAAACTGTTTAAAATTACCTGTTCCTTTACCAAGAGAATCAAGCATCTTTTCGAGATTAGAAATTACACTAGATAATTTCTTTTCATCAATATTAAATTTAATTGTATATTCTCTACCCTCAACAGTATCTAATCTGTCTTGGACTTGTTTCATATCTTTAAGCAGTTTTTCTACATTTGATTTAATTTCTAAATCATACTGATATGTACCTGGCATTTCCTACCTCACTTTCTTAAAATTTGTTCTATTCTTTTATTGATAATGTCATCCAAACGACCACCAAATCCACTTTCGATATCTCGCTCTACATACATATATGGAGGGATGGATCTATGCATCATCCAATGACCATGACCATGTTCACCATTCATAAACATATAGTCAAATGCAAGGCTGGCATTTAATTTCTGATGATTACCTTTTTTATTAGAATATTTTCCGTCTTCTCTTGGCGCATCATAGGTATTTCCCCAACCATATCCAACCCAACCAATATAGTTATCCATTGCACCTGAATCAATTGAAAAACGAAGAACATTTCCTTTACCTCTTGTTCTTGTAGAATCAAGAATTTTCATAAAGTTATATGTTCTTTCATATGACTGTGGAGTGTAGTCGTTATACCAATCTATTAATGAATATCTAACAGATTCTTTTAGAAGTTCATTTGCTTGTGGTGCGACTTCTTCTGCAATATGATTTTCAATTCTGTCTAACTTCTTTTTAAAATCTGCATATATATTTTTTGCCAATTTCATCACCTCCAAAATTTTCACTATAATTTCACTATTTTTACACTAAAATAGGAGAGCAGTATCACCACTCTCCATAAGAAAAACCCTATACGCTTTGACACGTATAGAGCCTATTTAATTCTTCGCCAATCTGTGATATAATCCTATTCGTAGGTACTTACATTTTATGTAACTATAAACCCTATTCGAGTACCTTTTGGTACAGAAAGGCGAAGGTGATATTTATACTTCGTATACATTTTCATACAGCTCAACTCTACCAATTGAATCTCGTGCCAACCACGAAAGGAGAGAAGTATGAGCGAGGCTGTTCAAGTAGCTTTCATTTCAGGATTCTTTAATGTATTTTGCGTACTGATTGGAATTCTATTCAAAGATGAAAACTAATAAAATCGGATAGGAGCTGAGTTTTGGTGACGATCATTACTCGAACAAGGAAAGTGGAAAAGTCCGTGGCAGCCAGTCACGGCTTTTTCGATTTTATAAGTATAAACACCTCATGAAATTTGAAATTCATTACACCTCTTTAAAATTACCCTTCTTTGTAAATTCAAGAATTTTGTCTTCCAAATCTTCTTTTGGAATCTCATCCAGTTTCTTACTTATAACATCAACAAGTGGTGTAAGAGTAACATTTGCTAAATCAGAGATTCTATCAATCTGTTTGCTAATAAATGCCTGAGTAGTTGTCTCATTAAACTGTGTATCTGACTGTTTCATTGTTAAAATGGTCTTGAACTCACTTAATTCGCTCATAGGGATAAGCGGATCAGTCTTATCAGAGCCAATCATTAAAATATCAAGTAAACCAGATGATTTAAGTGCGTCATATCCATTAATAAAACCTTTATCATTCTCATCAATCTCAAGGTCGGTATATAACTCAATTGCGGCACGACAAAACTGTATATACTGAGCAACAGAATTAATTCTAATTTTATCTGTTTTACGATACTTTGTTTCTCCGTTATCGTCATAAGCTTCCTGTTCAAATGTTGTTTTATTTACGATTAACTGTGCATATGCATCTTTCTTAATGATTGAAATGTATGGGGTGATTTTGATTGTGCTTAATAACTGTTCCTTTAATGTGTTATTTGCCATGTTGTTATACTTTTCTACAAATTCCAAAAGTTTCATGTTCCTTTTTCTCCTTTACAAATGTGACTCGTTGACAAACTTCTGAATGTCATATGTATATCTTGTTCGTTTCTTTTTACTATTTATTTGAATAGCATTATTATTTTTCAAGTCGTTAATATTAAACGACTTCTTATTTATATTCTCCATCATCTTTACGAAATCACAGATTTCTATAAAGAATGTGTCGTTATTTTCGTTCCTAAAATTACAAATAAATCCTGCGACAAGATTATGTTCACTTGCTTCTTGCAGAGATTTAATCTGATTATCTCTAATCATTGATAATGGCAGACTTGTTGATTGAGTTGATTTTAATTCGAGCAAATACAATGTCTTTGAATCATCATCAAATAGAAGATAATCACAAATATTACTACTAGCAAATCTAGTATTATTTCCATTCCCAAACGATGCTGCATTATCCCTGAAACGATAAATCCAACACGTATTTGGAACAGAATCTTTAATCGACTGTTCAAAAATCTTTCCTGGATTCTGTGCTATTTCCTTTCACTCCTTTACATAACAAAAGAGCAGCTTCCGAAGAAACCGCTCTTTCATAGTTCTTATATTTAATTGTTATATGTATTTGGTCAGTTGTTAATAATCATTGGATAAAGTTCCCATTTGGCATTTGGATATTCTTCAATATTCTCACATACAACTTTGTGTACTTCATCCATATTCCCTATGTTCTTATCAATATGAATAACCTTTCCACCAGTAATTTCATGCTCTTCACAAATCAAATTAAAATACATTCCCATTATACAATTCCTCCTATCGTTTAATACAGAATAATTCATACAGATCTACTTGTAGTATATGAGATAAAGTAATTGCATGAGATAGTAAAATATCAGAAGTATAACCATTTTCCAAATTGAAAATCGCAGTTGTGGACAGTCCACTTCTTTTAGACAACTCTGATATTGACATATTATGTTTATACCTATATTCACCAACTTTATTCTTCATGTAATGTAGTATGCTTAGAATTATTTTGTACATTCATATAATACATGAGAAAATATTAACCAGAATTGGTAATTTTTGTGATATAATAAAAATGATTTTTAAAAATTTCCATTTCTTAAGCATTCTTGATATTTTTCAGAGATAAATTTTATGCTTTCTTCAGCTTGTCCATTTTCCATATTATGGTCACTTAATAACTTTTCATAATTTTTGTATGTTTTAAAAACATTATTGAAAGCTTCTTTGTTTTGTTTTTGCCCATTAGACAAAGAAGAACAGAAGTCTAAGATATATTTACGCTTTCTTTCCAAATTATTATCCAATAATTCAGACTCAATGTTTTCAATACCTTTTGACATTTTTGTTATTTCTTTATATTGCCAATTATCGTGTTTTTCCAATGTGGTAATTCTGTCTTCAATTGTTTCTTTATCTTCCTCGATACCAGTTTTTACACGAAACTTTTTCTTGAAATACCCAAATATTTCAATGATTTCTTTCGCAGCAAACAGGATAGCGAAGAGTCCAAGAATAACAAGCACGTAATTAATCTGTGCTAAATTTTCAATTTCACCCATTCAATTCACCATTCCTATTTGCCAAGTATCTTATACCAAAATTTTTTAGTAGTTCTGCCAGTCTGTGCGATATTCCATATCTTCTGAAAGTTCATAACCGATGCTTTTGTGCCACTACCATATAAACCATCTATTGTAATATTTACATTCCACCATTTAAACAACTGCTGTAAGCAATATGTAAGATTCTTATTATAAGAAGCAGTAGACATTACAATATTTCCAAGATTGGTTAAAAGTAAATCATCGGCAACACCATTAATTGTAAACTTCAAACCATAATCTTTATTCAATACAGTTTTGATATTCTGAACGATCTGGGTAAACTGATTAGGATTGCCTGTAATAATAGACTTTGGCTCTGCGCCATACATATAGAATGACGGTGAGGTAGAAGTGGTAGCAGAAGATGGAGAAATTCTATTTTTAAATATAGCCCATTCTGACTCATTTACGTAGTATGATGGGCATGGTTTGCCTGAAATATCGAAGTGCCTGATAACTCTATCAATTGTTACATTATATTTCTTCATAAGGATTTTTACTAATGCAATAGTATTTTCAATTGTAGTTTTCGTTACATTGTGAATATCATCCTTTTTAGTATCACACATTTCAATACTGATAGAATTTGTGTTTGTACATATACCATAGAACTTTGCACCACCAGTTGTCTTATAATTAGAATATCGCTTATCGCCAACTGAATATGCAACATAATTATCTGGTACTGACTGTGTAATAGAATCATCGTCTACAAAATAATGTGCGCTTGCTTTAACAACTCTATTATGAAAATAATTTCCGTTAGCTTCGTCAGAATCACCATCATTCGCAGTATAATGAATTACAATATATTTAATTTTTGACGTACTACGCATATTACCATAATTAGCTCTATTAGCTAAATTAGTTTTCATTATATATCCCATGTTGTTTTCTCCTTTCTTGTCGTATTTTGTTAGATTATATTTCTGTATTACATTCATGCAATTCTGAACATAATTAATGCTTGTACAATATTTATCTGCCTTTATCGTTTCCAGATATTCCTTCGGATCAGTAATACCATTTAAATTTGCATAGTTTGATATATTAATAAAATCGAAATATCCAATAACACCTGACTTCATATCAGGAAATTTAAACCAATTCATATTAGAAGAAATATACTGACCTGTGGCTGCGTCTTGCTCACTTCCAACCTTGTTATAGATTCCATTAGAAGTAGGACATCTATTTGCACGATATTTTAATCCTGCATAGTTATGAGCATTTATAGCTAATTCAGACGTGCCATTTGCAGACTCTAATACAAACTGTGCGAGTGGGGCAGAGTAGCATTTTATTCCATATTTAGGTACTACGTCCCTCATGATTTTATAAACATCTTCTATAAAACTCATAGGATTATCCTTTAACTATTGTTTCAATCTGCTTATTATTTTCAAGCATTTTCTTCATTTCAACGAGAGCTTCATCTACCCACATTGAAAACGTTTCAAACGATACTAATTTAGCGGTGGTTGGAAACTTTGCAATAAACATATCGTATACAGTATGTAGTTTTAACTGACCTGTTTTTTTCCCAAGTTCCTGTTCCGCTTTGGTTACAGCATATAAAAGCCATTCCTTAATTTTTGCAATTTGAGCAGATGTTGGAAGCCCTGCAAATTTATATATTGCAAACCCTGCAACTACAAGAACGGCAATAACACCTACAATTACATACCAATAATTAACTAAAAATTCCATATAATTTCCTCCATTAATTCATGAGGTTAGAAAACAAATTGTTAATATCTACCTGATTTTTTAATTCATCTGGCAATTCTTTATATAATCCCATAACTATTTTCGGGGCGTTCAATCGTTTATTCATCGTGTAATAAAAAATGTTGCTTGCTGAAATTTCTAGCCAAGCAGCACTTGCAAGAGTAGTAATATTACTACATTCAATTCCATTAAAAGAACAAATGATTACTATAATTGTTAATGTAATTCCAATAATATAACTAAGCCAAAGAATTTTTTTACTTGTTTCTATTTTCTTTTTCATAATATTATTCCTTAATCCAATTCATAATTGCACCATTTCTTATAAACATCAGTTGTTTCTTCTTTAAGAAATACCATAGCAAGAATGGCGTTATTTGTTTTTTCGTCTATACTTGCATAAATATCTATTGGATAGGCTTGGTTCTTTACATAAAGCAACGCTTGTTTCAGATTGACGATACGAACAACTTCATGAGGCAAGTAATTTCTTGCATTCTTTAAATTTGTTTCTATCATATTCCCTTTTGTCTCCTAACGTAAAAAATAGGGAATACAACAAACTATTGAATAGTAATGCTGTATTCCCTATCAGAATTTTCAAAATCACTATTCAACATTTTTAATTCCCTTCTTCCGAATAGGAATTTTTAAACCATTATCTGGACTTTCCAATTCATCCATTTTTTCATCTTTTATATTTACATTTTCTTGGAAAGCATTTTCTTTTATTTTTTTAATTTCAGTAGAAATTTTTGATAATGTATTTTTATAACTATCTCCAAAGTTATCTTTTTGAGATAAGTCTAGCTTGGATAACTGCTCATTTGCTATTTCTGCATCAATTTTTCCATTCTCAAAAGAAGACATGACATTGTAAATATTTTTACAGTTTTCGCTGCAATACACAAAATACCAAGGCTCTTTATTTTTATCTTCTTCATTGCAGACTGGACAAAAATGATAGCTGTGCCTACAAACACAACATGTCCTTAAATCTCTTTTATTCATCTATCTTCTCCTTAATACAATAGAAGAGTGGCAATACCACTCTTCTAATTATTGATTATAAAGATTAAACATCTTCTTCCTCATCTACAAAATAGATTTCAACCATATCTTGATCAAGAGAACATGCATCTGTCAGAATGGCACCCTTGTAATCCATTGTCTGAGAATCACCACCCTGTAATGCAAGACTCACTTCAGGACTAGGAATAAATGACGGAATATGAACAATACAAGCACGATAGCTACCAATATTACATTTATCAACAGCAAGGGCTTTGAAATACAGTTCATGAGCCTTTGGATATTTGTCACCAGAGATTGTAATCTTAGCACCACTCTTAACATTCTTCTTAAACTTAACAAGATACTGAGTTTCATCTGGATCTGATGGTGGCGTGAATGTATTTGTAGAAGTATCTACTTTAAATTCTGTAGTACTTGCATCAGTACCCTTTGTATATTCCTTGCCAAGAGAGCCTTTAGCAGAAAGAGCGTTTACCATAAATGAATCTTCAACTGCATCTGTGATATCAAGTGTTTCTCCTGCTTTTACAATCTTAAAGATAGGCATAACGATAGCATGTCCAGTGTCAGCAATTTCCGCATCTGTAGCAGAGATAGCCTCGATAACAGCAAGATTCATAAATGCATTGGTTGCTGTTACCTCGCCTTTCTTACCTGTATATTTACGATATACAAGATTCCCGTCCTTATCCGTAATATCTGTTGAATCAGCGGTAATATCAATGGTTGCATTGGTCAACTGTGTAAGCGCATAAAGAGCTTTTGCTTTTGTAGCACCATAACCGAACTGTAAACGGTCAATAATTACGTCACCTAATTTAAATGCCATAATATAATTCCTCCTTATTTTTTCATTTTTTATATTAAAAAAGAGCGATAATGAATCGCTCAAATTTTACTTATTTGTGTAGTTCTCGCATAAAATCGAATTGTTCTTTTGGAATACCCTTTAAATCTACAAAGCCACTATACATTCCACTCATAAGTGCATGAGTAGATTCATATATCTGTAATCTCTGTACAGAATCCATAAATTCATAGATTCCTACATCTCTAAGTTCCTGTAATTTATATTTAAAACCAGGATGATTGATGCAAGCTGATATAAGTGGTAGAAGAGTAGAAGTATTTTTATCTTCTCTTTGTGCCGCATTCATCCTATCTTCGTCTATCATCCATTGTTTTGTTGTCTTCCCCTTTGCTTTTTCTATTTTTGGATGAATATTAAGCAAAGTTCTGATATATTCAGCTATTTCCATATATTCTGACTCTTCCAACACAATATCGTTTTCAAAATCATATAAATATAATCTTGGTTCATCAGAATCATTTTCTTGAAATGGTATTAATTGCATATGCTCAATTTTATAATCTGGAAATAGTAATCGAATTGCAGAATTATCAGTATCTGTCATACTTTTTAGCATACCAAATACTTCAATATCTTTTACTTTGCACCAATCTATTCGTTGTGGTAAATCCCATAACATCACACGAATAGAAGTGGAATTATATAGAAAAGGTGAAAGACTAGAATAAAATTTTGACTCACCCATATTGAGAATATCACCTATTGTTGGCTGTACAATACGAATACCTTTAACAAAATAATCTTCTCTAAAATACATTTTCAGTGGATCAAATTTATATTCTTGTTTGTTATCTTTTTTCTGTTGAGCTTCAGCTAGAACAGCAGCTTGAAGTCCATCCAACATATCAGTATTTTGCTGCGACATAATATCACCGCCTTAACTGATAGTTCATCATTTGTGATTCCCCACCATAAGGTGTTTGAACCTTACTGTTTAAATCTGTGAGTTGGAATGTAAGATAACGAGCTACGTAATTATTATCAACTGTTTGTTCATAATTTTGTGTAAGATGAGCTTGCATACCAAAGATATTAGACCATGCAAACCGTTCTCTAATAATAGAACCAATGAGATCGTGTCTTGGAATACCAGTAAGTTTATCCATACGATCATCACCATGAACAAAAATTGCAAAATCAATCAACGTCTCTTTTAATCCTGGATTATATCTAGCTGTATCTCTAAACCCTACTTGATAGCACACATAACATTTAACCGTTGTCTGTGTATCTGGAATAAATAAAAATGGACGAATAAGAGAATCACTTCCAAAATATCTATCCCATTCACCAAGCGGTTCGTACTGCTTTGTATCTTCATTCCATTCCCAATTAATATTGCCATCCTCGTCAAACAATTCAGACTCTAATGTTTTATCATCAAGCGCATACAATAGACACGGATTTGACAGTAAGGCGTTCTTGATTTTTTGCTTGTATAGAATTACATCATCATCAGGAGTTGTCTTATATGCACGAAGTTTATTTAATAAATCGTTCTTTGTAACCAATTTTTCTGCCATACAACACCTCCTATTCAGTTAATTCTAACGGCAAAATTTCAGATTCAATCGGCAAGTTATCTTTAATAATCTCGCACTTTACAGACAGTATTTTGCCGATAACAGAAGTGTCATCATGAAACTTCAATTTCTTTTGGTTGAACTCTGTACCATCTCGCCAAGTCACTTTATCAGTCCAATCTTCATTATCAATAGAACAAGTCCATGAAATAGTAGCGTCTGAATATTCAGTTGTGATATCTTCATTGGAATCATTGTAGAGATTTACTGTAAGATTTTTATAAGAACCGCCAACTTTGATAGTAGAAGTGGATGCTGAAATTCTTGCTGTGATAGAAGATGGTGGAGTAGTTGGAGTAGATGGATCTGTTGGGGCGATTTCTGAATCGAAATATGAAGCCCACATACCAACAATATGACCATTTTCGTCTTTTTCGATATAATCTCGATTATCAGACCATACAGTTTGATATATTGTAAGTTTCTGAATCCCGACAGGTTGAATGTTTTCAATTTTTGTGCAAGCCCATATCAGAGGGTGTTCAGTTGGAGCACTAACTACAATACGCATTGTTGTATCTTCATTAGTTGTGTACCAAAACTTCTCAGTGTATTTATTGAGTGGAAGCCAAATTTTATTTTGGTTATCAGTTCTTGTAAATACTCGATCGGTGTACTGTCCGATAGTGTAGCTGCTTTGCATACGAAGAACAGACCACATTCTACGCTTAATTCTATCTTTACCATTCACTTCAATCCAACACAATTCATAGTCGCATGGAAGTACGAGATATTTTGGAAATTGATTTGCTTTTTCCTCTCGACAGATTAACCATTTGTGATAAACATTTCTATCATCTGGAATATCTAAATATAATCCGATTGGGAATGTATTGCCATAAGTAGTCTTATAATCGGTTTCAAAATAATATAATTCATCATCTTCTGAAAATCGAATTGACTGCGAAGGACGGAACTGAACATAATAATCAACTTGATCTTTATCCATTGACTGATAGGACTTGATAATAAACTTTGCATCTATGCGTGTTTTAGTTGTATTCTCATATGTCATACCTTCAGCTAATCGTGGCTGATCATCATGATAAAAATCATAAATGTAACAAATCTTGGAAGTAATACTATTATCCCAAGTTTCTTCCATCAAAAAATCAGATTCTTCTTTATAAATTTGACCTAAAGTTTTCGCATTATTTGTTTTGGCGTTAGCGATTCGCCGTGCTGTCTGTAAGCTTGGCATCACCAACACCTCCTTCAAACATCTGCTTAATATAATTGTGACTATCTAAAATAGCCCTACGAAATGTCATGTAATCAAACTCATCGGATGTAACTTCGTCATAAGCGGCTTGCAAAGTAGCCATTAATGTGACCATAATTCCATTGTTATTAAATAGAGTCTTTGTTCCACTAAATTTAAACATGACATTCTGAAAAAATATAAGAAAAGCTTCGTCATTCTCAAATATTTTTTCTTCTATTCGATTATCTTTATAAAGTAATAACTTATGGACATCGTTATGCATTGCATGTGCAGCTTCTTTAATTTGTCTTTTGGTGAACGAACCATATATATATTTCATAGTTATTCACCTCGTACATATGAATTATTAATATATCCATGACTTGCAAGTTTTCTACTAAATTCATGCTGTAATGTATCCAATCTACTTTGCATATCTTTATATGGATTCTGCATGTTTTTTTCTTCTTTTGTCCCTAAAGCTCTAGCAGTAAATTTTACAGAATCAACCTGTGGCTTTAACCATTCAATTGTCATTCCAAGAGTGAGCAATCCTATAACATATTCCTTATCTGCAAAATCGCTAACAGGATATTGCATCTTAAATTCAATTTGTTCCATTTCGTCATCCATATTAAATGAAGCGAATTTTCTAATAACTCGTTCATCACCTGCAACCATGTGTAAGCGTTCAGTCCATGTTTCATTAAGATCATTTTCGTCAAGAGAAAGTTCTTTCATATCTGAAATTCGTCCTCTTGTTCGTGAAAAAATTGTTTCGTATGGAAGCGTCATTGTGAGCCTCCTTTACTATTCCTGAACCAATGTAAGTAACATTTTTGTGCCAAAAATTTCATCAAGAGCCTTAATTCTGTGAACTGAATCAAGAGCGTGAGATTCAATCATTGTAGAAGCAATACCTTTAAGGGCTTCCTTTGCTCCCTTTGGAAGTTTCTTAATTGTTTCTGACATCTGTGGAACAGGAAGATTTAAAATCTCATTTAAGTCACTTGTTTCATACATAGACTCATATAAGTCTTTTACAGATTTATTCTGTTCAACAAAATCTTCATCTTCAATAATAATTCTTGGTGAATAAATGTTTACATCTTCACGAGTTCTAACGAGATAAATTAAATCTCTATATTCAACATCAACTACATCTCCACAATCAGCCCAGCTATAAAGGATATGTGAACGTGCTCCCTCAATATAAAGTCCACCACTTACTAATGAGCGACATGGAACAGTATCTTCAGGTGAAAATGTTTTTATATCTTCTTTAACTTCTGTAGTTTTTGTTACCTTTTCTGTACTACCAGCAGTAGAAGTAGTTTTCTTTGTATATGCCATTTCCTTTCAATTCCTTTCAAAAATAGGAGAGTGGATTGCCACTCTCCGTATAATCAATCTATAAGTAAATCTTACAGATCCCACTCACCATGATAACGAGTCATAAGAGTTGCAACACCCATACGTCTCTGTATCTCATAAGACTGCATATCATCCTTAGTAGCACCCTTTTCGTTTACTTCAAGCTCAGTCTCACCGTAGTCAACGAACTTGATAAATCTGTCATCAACTGCTGGCATAATATAGAGCTTCTTGTTATCAACGATAGGAGTAGCAAGAGACTTATCAGTAAACTTCTGTGGAATCTCCATAAGAGGTGTTCCCTCATAGCCACCGATGATACCTGTGTTTGCTACAGACTCCTTGATTGAATTAGCAGGATCAGCCCAATCAACCTTTGTGAGTGCGTTAAGAGACTTTAATGCTGTCTTAGTACCCATGATTACAACACCGCTTTCGTTGGCAGCACCAACCTTTTCGATAATTGCATCAAACTGAGCCTTTGTAGAAGCAGCTAAAGCACCAGTACCCTTGAGAGTGGCAGGAACAGGAATAAGATTTACACCATTTGCAAACTGAGAAGAAATGAGTGTCTGAACCTTCTGAATATAAGCCTTAACAACCGCATCTACGAAAGCACCCCAATCCTTACGACCTGTTAAGAAGAGACGAATATCTCCACCAACCTTGATACCATATACTGCTGTATCAACATGATAAGACTGACCAGAACCTAAACGCTGGATAGATCTTTATGTTTAACTTATATATTATTTTCCACAAATTGCCAGTGATAACCACCAGCCGTTTTTCTATTTCCTTTACACACTTCTAATATAGAAGTTGTAATTTTTAATTGTTTCTGTGCTTCAGCAGAACACTCATATATTTTATTTGTTTCAATACACAATACAGGTGTTAAATTTCTATATTTTGAAATATGTCCTTTTTGTGCTTCTGATATTTTCTGCCTTGCTTCTTTTGTATGAGTTTTACCATACATTCCATTATTTTCACCAAGAATTTTTGCTTTTATTTTTGGATTACTCCATTGCTTAAAGGCTCTTTTTGAAAGTTCATCTTTTTTATTTGGATTTTCTTCGTAATATTTTTTTAATGATTGGCTTTTTCTTTCATTAGCTTCCTTAGAAACTGATCCGTCTTGTCCACCATCTTTATCGTTATATCCATAGTTTTCATCTAACGTTTTAAATGTATCTATGTAATATATTTCTTTTTCATCCAAATTATCTTTTGAACATTTTTCTAATATATAAAACTTAAAATTTTCTTCTCCATATTTATTCCATGAATTTTGTAAATGTCCATTACAATGACAATTTCTATTTAATTCACCTTTATGAGAAGACCATCTATTATATATATTGACTGATTGACCTACATATTTTTTCTTATTTATTAAATTCTCGATGCAATAAATTCCACAAATAGTATTTTCTTTACTTCTCAATTGCATCATCTCATTTCTATTTTTATGTTTTGGAAAATAATATTTTATTGGGACATTACCCCCAGTTGAGTTAATAACTCCTCATACTTTCATATGAGAACAGACTATATCTTCATCCAATTTTGGATGTGTACCATTTCCATTTAAGGGATTTTCACCCACTCACTTGAGCCGTACTCCTGTTGTTATACTTCTATAACCAATGGGATAGTCGTTGAGCGTTTCTCTATTCGAGACTTCGTTGCTGATTGCCCATTTCATTATTCTCTGTTTAAAAGAATAATTGACATTTAGGATTTAACCATGTGCCATTTAATCACTTTTTTCTACTTTCGTAACTTTCACGCTTGACTATATTTCATGTCTACGTTGTAGTGTGATTAACTTTAGGGGTTTCCAGCAGTTAAATACATATTTTTTCATGTAACTTACGCTACACGGACTCTACTATCAAAGTCATGTGAATCACCTGAAACCTTACTTACAGTAAGTAATACTTCATCATCAGCCCAGAATTCATTTACGTCTCCATCTTTCATATTCTTTGACTCAACATAATTGTTGAAAAACTCATTCTCAGAAAGACCATGAGCAATCTGAGTATCAATAATTTCCTCAATTACCTCGAAGAACTGTGTTCCTCTCTCAGAGTTTAACGCTCTCTTAATCTGCTTATTAGAAGAATCCTTAGTAAGTCCAAGGTATTCAAAACAAGCCTTTCTAATTGTGTCACTAGCTTCTGCCTTAGAAATTACACGATTAGAATCAGCATCATAAATTTCACGACCTGCACCGAGGTCAAACATAAGATTTTTTACACTTGTATCTAACATTTATTTATTTCTCCTTTCTCAAAAATTAGGCTTTCTTTGTAAGCTGCATAGCAGCAGTTACACCAGAAATGGCTTTGAGTTCAACACCGTCTTTAACAGCAATTTCACCAGAAAATCCATCTGCTGAAATTTCAACTACATCACCAACTGCGAGTTCATAAGCTCTAACTACCTGAGTAGGAGCATTTGTATAGTTGCTTTCTTTCTTAAATGTATTGCTATATGTCTCCTCGATCATTGGCACCTGGTATACAAACAGGGCATCTCCAGGAGTTATTACCTCTACATAAAAGTTTCCATTGTTCGCTTTACCAACAACCTTTCCCTCAAATGAAGTAGGTGCTGTTGCTTTATAAAGATCTAACTCTACGAATTCACCTTTACCAACGAACCAACCGTTGTCCACATAAGCACTTGCTGCTTCTGCTAACTGAATGTTATAAATATGCTTTCCACCATCTCTTGCGAGAACTTTAGAAGGGAAAGCTACTGCATGTTTCGCAATAGTCATCTGAATCATGTTTTATCCTCCTTAAATTTTTGCATTAAAAAAGACACTCAATTTGAGTGCCATTACAATGATTTATATTTCTTGTTTTATTTGCTAAAAAGATTTCCGTAACGGTTATCCTTCTTAGACTTGTTTACATTAGCGAATACTTTTACAGTTGACTTTTTCTGAGTTTTCTCAGTAGTAGCTGCAAAGGTCTTCATATTAGAATCCGCATAGATAAGTTTTGCTTCCTTCTCTAAATCTTCGAGAGAGTAGTTATCCATATTTGTATACAGTTTCTCAAAATCCTTATTAATGAAATTTCCTTCTTCATCTTTTTCAGAAATAGAAGCAAAATTTTCATTTGCAAGAATTTCCTCACGTTTTGCATGAAGTTCATTCTTTTCTGCTGTCTCCTTAAACTCTTTGAGTGCAGCGTAGTTTGAACGCATAGACTGTAACTCTGCAAATTCACTATCTGTTAAAAGTTCACGATGTAAATTGTATCTTTCTCCATCAAAAGCTACATTATCACCATCTTTTGTATAGTTCTGACCGAAGATTTTATCACCATTCCAGTTCTCATATGTAAAATGATCATCGTAAACAGCGTTGATAAAGTACCACTCATTATCAGCATCTTCATATTCAGATAAAAGCTGGTAAAGTGCATATCTTGTATCTTCATGACTGATTTCATATGTACGAACAATCTTTTCAAAAGTCTGACTTTCTCCTTCATTACCATCTGGATCAGAAGCTCCTTCGCCATCACTTTCTCCATCATTGGAAGGCTCACCAGATTCTCCGCTACCTGAGTTGTCTCCTTCTGAATTGTCATCATCGAACATCTCAGCGAATTTTGCTTCAAGTTCCTCATCTGACATTTCTGTATAGTCGAATGTTACATCTTCAGCAGTCTTACCATATTTGGCAAGTAACTCTTCAAATTTTGTCATTTTGTTATTTGTTCCTCCTTCCTTTGATTGTGTTTGAACAGAAGTTTGTTCTTTATTGAAATTAGAAAGCGTCTTGTTAAGCTTTTCTAAAAGTTCAATCATTTTTTCATTTTTGTCAAATTTAACTGAATTGTTATTTACACTGAAATCAGCAATATCAGCACGAGAACCTTCCATACCTTCCTGAATTTCTGTACCATCATCGTGACTTCCCAACAAAGTCGAAGCGTTTACATAGAAATCATTTAATTCAAGATATTTCTCCTTGGCGTTGTAAGAAAGTTCATCAATGAAAAGCTCACAACTATTTTTTGAACCTTGTTTTGCACGAATAATTTCACAAGCCTTTGTGTATTCTTCACTTATATAAGCATAAGCACATACATAATCTTTATCTAAGTTATCATCATGTTCCCAAAATGCAGGTTCAGATGAGAAAGAACCAACTTGAGATTCAATATATTTCAGTTCTTCTTTACCTTTTTCGTCTTTAACAATTTCCATCTCATGACCTTCGAAATCCCAACTTCCATCGTCAAGCTGATGGATTGCAGCCAATACAGGTCTGTCAGCAATTGTATTCATTGCTTTCTCAGCAGCATCCTTTGATACATAACTCTTATTTCTGTTAAGTCCTGTATGAAAAATTCTGAATTTAAGACGCATCATTCCACGATGATTTTCGTCTACGGTATCGTCTATCTCAAAAGTAGTAGGCACTTTTAAAGCTAACTGATAGCCAGTATCTTTAGAACTGAATTTTGCAAATTTCTGCTCTTGACAGAATTTTAGTAAATCATCTTCAGTTAAAATTTTCTTTTTAATAACCTTTGGCATTATTTAACCTATTCCTCCTTTCTTTGTTGATATACCACTCAAGATAGGAGAGTGGTTAGAATGTTAGTGTGTTGCTATACTGAATTTTTGTTATATCTATATCATTTGAAAACTGAAACTTGTCAGTATTCAAAAATACATAAATACCATTAGAGTTTTGTACCCGTTGATATCCTTGCTGAAATAAGAGAGTAGCAGTATGGGTATCTTGGGTTGTTATAAATTTCTGTTTCATAATCCATCTACTCCTTATTTATCGTTTTTGTCCTGATCTTTTGTCTTTAGTCCTTCATCACTTAAATCTGACTGGTCTTTTTCTTGACCGCCACCTTGGTTAGTACCAGATTGCGTATATGAGGTGCTAAATGGTTTCAATTTCTCGCCAAGATTTAAACAATCTTCCTCTAAGAAGTTCATAGCAAGAGTATCTTTCTCAGATACACCATTTAATGTGTTATAAAGAATCTTATTTGGTAATCCGTTTTGGCAAGATTCCAAAATAGATTTCTTAAAATCATCTTTCTGATAAATGGAAACATCAAAGAATTTAACTTTACAAGGTTCAGATATCCAACTAGATAAAAGTCGATTTACAATCGCTTGAATCTGTGGAATAAGAGTTGAAATAGAAAATGTAGAATCTGCAAGTACGCCATATTTAAAGGCAGTAGAATTCGATGCAGAGTTTAAATTCAATATCTGAGCACCACCAGCCGTATTGAGAATTTCTTTTGTAGCTTTTTCAACCTTTGTAACATCACCTGTTGCATCATCTGGAAAACTAATTTCATGTAATTCACCAGGAACGATAGCAGCAGAGATATACGGCGGCAATGCCTCTTCAAGCATACGATTGAAATACTGGATCATTATATCTGGATTAACTGCCCAATCATCTACATCATTCCCCATAGTTTTCATTTCAAGCCATACTAATTTATAAATATTAGCTGCCTGTTGAACTGCCTGATAATCAGAAGCATCCATAAGGTCAATTAGTGATAAGAATATAGGAGTGAGCACAGGAACAATTGTTTCCCAATCCTCTGACCTGAATTTAATACAGACATTATATTCTTCTGGAATTAGCTGATATTTTTCGTTTGTACTCTGATATGTGTTCCACATAGTATTGAATGGTTCACCCCAATATTCTAATAACTCTGAATTTCGCTTAAAGTAACTCATATCCATTGCACATGCGAATGAGCCATCAGGAAATACACCTGCAATTCTCATATACGATGGATCAAGTGGAAGAATAAACATTCCCTGTCCCTCTGTGTAATAAGCACATCCATAAAATGTATCTTCTCGAAGTGTTATAGATGCAGCTTTACGAAACTCATAATTTAATCCGAGAGTATCTACAACATCGACTGTTTCCTGATACTTTTGTAAAGTGGATTTTACATCGTTATTATCTGAAATTATAAATGGAGGAACGATATTTCGAATTGATAAATCAATCTGATTTGCATAATATTTGCAAAGACGATAGTAGATTTCTGAACGATAATAAAGATAGCGAGATAAACTTCTAAGACTTGCTTCACTGGAAGAAATATTTTTAATATAATCTTTTACATCTTCTTTGGAATAATTACTGATTGTTGTATATGTCTTTGATTTCTGAATATCTCGAAGACTTGTAATTGCACTTGTTGCATCTTCATAGTGTTCAAGTCTGCTTTTATTTTTCTCATACCATTCACGCATTTCATTTGCGGTTGGCTGTTTGGGAGTAGAAGAAGTGGTTTTCTTCTGCGAATTATTTACTTTAGCAGGTGCATTAGAATTTGCATCTACTTTCTTAGGTCTAGGCATATTTGATAATGCACCTCCTTAATTGTATTTTGCTTTACGGATTGTAAGCTTATTGATGAAATCTGTGGCATCTTCTTGTGGTCTTCTTTGTCTTACTTGATCTTGACTTCTTAATGTAAATAAAGCGTGTCCCATTAAAGCGAGACAGTACGATCTATCATCATGAAGAATGTTCTCAAAACCAGGAGCAAGGTCATACCTAATATTTCCATTAGAAGATTTGTACTTGTACATGTGAGTTAATTCTTCCTTCATAGCATCAAGCTGTTTAAGACCAATTTCTTCTTCAAGAGATAATTTATAATTCTTTTCAACAACCTCACCATTTTCTTCTTCAAGCATAGTAAGATTTCCATGATAATCATACTCAGCAGTAAAACTAATCAAGTCCTGATCAATCATTTCACATAACTGCGAATACATAATTGCCTTATATTTAGCTGGTTCACGCATACGAATAATATCAATAGCGTCTGGATATCTTTTTACATATGGAACAGCATAATCATAATTCGCATCAATCAATCCATGATGTTCATAGTCTTTTTCGCCTTTATGCTTTGCTTCATAGAAATTATCAAAAAGCAGATCACATATCTGGGTAGCTCCACCGCCAGAACCTGCGTCAATGTATACTCCATGAATATTTTTATAATCAGGAACACCGTATCCGTTATATCTGACTATGATATCTTGAAGCATTGTTACCTGTTCAGGGGTAGTAAGTGGTTTTTGTGTTTCTTTATCAATCAAATTAATACCATTTACAACATCTAATAACCAACCACGTTTATCATCTCTATGTAATTTACCAACTAATACAAAGCTGTTATCTCTTTTTTTGGCGGGATCAAAGCAGATGACCATAAGAGAATTATCATCATTGATAAGCATTGGTGGTCTGACGACACTATTTCTAAGTACCTGTGATTTTTTAACAGCGATATCATCGCCAAGATCTGAATCAAATTTATTCATATACTCACGAGTAGCTTTAGTTGGATTCATCTTCATTTCTGAATCAATCTTTGCTTGAGTAAGTAGTGGAACAGGATATACTTTTCCATTATAAGTAGCATGAAGAATTACTTCACAATCTATATCTGCGCAAAAATAATTCTTATCACCTGCCATAGAGTGCATTGCAGCTTCTTTATATCTTTTATAGAAAACATCATCCATAGAACCTGCTGAACTTGCACATACAACTTGATTTGGGAAATTTGGTGGAAGTAATGTTACATCAACATCACCACCAAGAGCGAAGTCACTGTTCTGAGTGACGAATGGAAGAGTAGCAGCGAACATATCTTCAGATACATACGATGCCTCGTCATAGAAATTAAGTCGGCTTCTTCGACCACGAGATCCATCAAAATTTGAGTTGACCGTAGCCAAACTCGATCCTGAATAAAGTTTAAAGGAGTAAGATGCTGGATCGTGCCGAAAGCCCTCGCTATTTGAACTTTTAACAAGTTCGTTTAGAAATACATCTGTCAAGCCAGTAAATGAAGCGATTTCTTTTTTTGCAATAGATTCAATCTTCTTCATCATACCTATACTTTGAGAACCTGTGCTTGATAAAATGTATCCTTCAAATTTGGGCAGTAACATTGTTTTAGCCATCAAAAATGGGCTACCTAGAGTTGTCTTACCAGCATTACGACTCATACACCAAACAACATTTGGTGTAATCCATGACATCATAAATACATATTTCTGATAGTCAAGAAATTCGATCCCGAAGAATCTTTCGCAGAATTTTACTGGGTTTCTGCGCCCCCACTGAATTATTTCAGAGAATTTTTTCAAACCCTCTAACTTTAATTCAGACATATCATAATAAGTAGGTTTTTTGAAAAAAGTAAAATTCTTTGGAGTAAATTCATTTATAGAATCACCCATCAGGACAATTTTATCATCAGCCATCTTCGACTACTTGCCCTTTCTCATCTATAAGACCTTTTTCAAATAAGAAATCTTTAAGGTCTTTATTTTCCTTTTTCAATAACCTACTAAATTCAACTGCATTATCTCTTTCTTTTTGAAGATTAAATAACAAACCTTTTTGATGAATTACTTCTTTTTCCCAATCGTTTTCATCAGGATTTAACTGTTTTAATTGGTTCTGATGATTTCTTGTCATAATATCTTCGATTGCCATATTAGTTTCATAATCGAATGTATTTACCTCAGAACCATCTAAATCCATTTCTTGTAATTCTTTTATGATACCAGTAAGAGTACCAGCGCCTTTACTTTTTCTATTGTTATTATTTTCAGATATTCCGTTATCCTTTGCCAGTGCAAGGGCAGAAGAAAGCATATCCTTTTTTGTCTGTGTGAGAGATTTTACGGTGGCAATCATTTCTGGATGAGTTTGTAGTTGTTTTGTATACTGAGCCAATGTGTCATTTATATGTTTTACATCTTTAAACGACTGTACTATTTCAATTACAGCTTCCAATTTAAAACCATCATCTTTTAATGAATCATCAAAATAATTCACCAACTTACTATATAAAAGAGGTTTGTCTTCTTCCTCTTCATATATAAAAGGATCATAACCAAGCATTCTAAGAACACTTCGTTTATTTTTAACATACATATCTTCAACATTTTCGGATACTTGCTGTGGTTTCTTTTCAAAATTTTCCGCAACATCAGTTGTCACATCATTCACATTTTTCTCACCAAAATCAGATTGGTCAAACGTCATTCCAAAATATTGAGGTAAACTTTGCAAACATGTAATCATTTGACTATATCCAGTACCACGCTTCTTGCCACTCACCTCATTCGTGATAGCACTACAAGAGTTATCATATAAATCCTCTAAAAATGGTAAATCAGCTTTTTTCATTGCCTCAATAACAGTTTCTCTTGTTTCGTGTGTTTCTTTGGTTTTTTCATCATATCCTGTTCCTATTTTATAAAGACATTCTTTACAAACAGGAATAAGACCTGATGCATTTTTTGGACTCTTATAAAATTTATCACGCCCTTTGAATTTTCCGCATTCATGACAATAAGCACCATCTTTTATTTTTTGATACTCATTGACCAATTTTTTATAAGCAGAGCGACATTGTGTAACAGTCATCTTGCTTACATCTTCGATTTCATATTCTTTGACTCTTGGCACAAAGTCACTTCCTTTCTTTTCAATAAAATAGAAGAGTAAGTTTAAGCAACCGACTCTTCCTCATAATATTTCCATATAAAACTATGACTTGTTGTAGTTCTTCCTTTACAATTATTAATAATTGTACCTCTATCATAACCTAATTCATTATGTATATCAGTTATTGAATTCCATATTTTTATAACATTCATATCTAAATCATATTGAATAATTTTTTTCTTAATATGAGACATTTGTTTTTCTCTTTTTAATAAACCTTCTTTTTCTCCATTTTCATATAAATATGCCTTATTTTTATACTTAAATATAAAATTATGTATAGACCTTCTTTCGCCAATACAACATAGATATATATCATATGTTCTAAGATTTGATATTAATGATTCATCATAAATACTTTTAGAAGAACGAATATAATTACCATTTGAATCAAACACATCAACAGGTTCACAATATATATTTGCTTTACTTTTATATTTAAGCAATATTTCATTTAACTTATCAACATCTTTATCATATAACCAAATGCTATTTTCATAATAATCTTTTTGAAAATCACAACACTTGAAAATGGCGTTGTTTCTATAATTTGATGCATTTAATTCATCAAATGTCCATATTTTCAGCAAATCTCCTTTAAAATTATATTGATGATATTTTGTATATTTGTGATAAACGTCAGAATTTAATGAATAAGAAGACGTTTCTAAATTCTTATAGTCTTCTTCATAAAACCATAAACTATCATAAGCAAAATGACTTTCTGAATTTAGAGCAGTGTATATTCCTGCAATAGAAAAATTTAATGTTTTACCTGCCTTATTCTTGGAATCCCAATTTACAATTGAATTGTCTAACAAATTAATTTGAACAAGCGGTCTTTTTAAAGCATTGTGTGCCTGAGATAATTTTTCTCTTGCTTTAGGATTCTTCATTCTCTCTTTTTGGAGTTTACTCATTTTTTCAATATTTTCTTCTGTATGAGTATATCCCAAACCGCCAGTTCCACCTTCGTTCATGTTGTATCCGTTTTTAAATGAATCATAATATCTTACCCAATAACGCTCTCTTTGGTATGCTATATCATCATTTTTGCATTTTTCTACAATTTCAAATATAAAATTTTCTTCGCCATATTTATTCCATGCTCTTTGAAGATGTTTATTGTGGTGAACACCTTTATTTAAATCGTTTCTATGCTCATCCCATCTAACATAAATATTATCAGATTTTCCAATATATTTTTTATTATTCAATTTGTTGGTTATTGAATAAACTCCACATATTATCTCATAATCTTTAGGTGTAAATCTTTTACTCATAACATTTCTCGCTTTCCACTCGCAAAGCCAATTAAAATAGAGTGAGAGAGTAGTGCGAGTATCTACTATACTGAAGCTCATGACTTCTTCAGCTTCTCACCCCATAATCCAACTATCTGCAATCGAAACAGTAACAATCCTCTCATAGTTGGCTATACATTTATTCTCTTTTTTAATTTCATTACAACATAAAAAGAAGCCATTTCATACGAAATAACTTCTCATAATTTCCAATATTAAATTTCCAATGAAAGTGCAATTTACACACTTTAAAAACACGCCCTGTAGGAGTCGAACCCACATCTCTCAGATTTGGAGTCTGATATTTTAACCAATTAAA